TAGAACGGAATCGGAAACGATACTTGTCGAGGTTGTTACGGCGATCCTGTCGTGCTACCTGTGTGCGGTAGTTAACAATCGGTCCCGATAGCAGACGCGTCAGCCTCTTAAATAAGGGTGACGCCGGGTTTCTTGAGTTCTTTTCGTTATTATTAGCCATCTTTTAGCCCTTTATTAAACCAGAGTATTGCTCGTTGAATGAGATCGCCTCACCAACTCTTTGGTTTTCCTTTGTAATTTTGTGTCCGGTCATACCCGGAATCGTTGTAGAAATACTGGTCGTTGAGGAAGAAATGCCACCAATAAAACTCTTACTATATTCTATACTTTTTTGACTTTCGATAATCACTGTATCTCTCACCCAACAACCAATTGCAAACGACATAACCAAATCATCGTTGTAACTTCTCATCGCCTGAGGTCTGCCATGATGCCAAATAAAGGTTTTCATTTCGGATAACAAGCGATTAGAGTTGATAGTAATTAGTTTGTTTCTCATGAACTCTTCCATCTTGGCAACAATCAAAGGTCGAGTCTTGGAAGAAGTTGTAAATCCCGGGATTGCGTTAGATTGCCATTGCGCGCTGACAGGATCGATGTATTGGTGGTCTCCCTTAGTAGAATAGTATAAGTTAGGATACTCTTTATCTTGCAGTTTTTTAAGTACTGCGAAGCCAATATTGTTGTTTTCTATTACAACCATAGGACTGCTGTACTCAGCTGCCACATTATAAAGAATATCGGCAAAGTCATCCGGGGTGGGTTTTCCGATGTATTCGGCAACTTGACGCATGTCTTCAAGTTGAATTATGTGGAAGGCGCTATTGTCCTTGCCATCGCCCCGGGCAACATCGGCTACGATTAGGTATGATTTTTCAGGATTATGTTTTTCCCAGATCCAATAGTTTCTATCAAACCCCGTACGATACTCGGGGGCAATTGATTTTTCAAGGTACCACTGTATGTCGTCAGGATGGATGACTGTCTCGCCTGAGACATTAAAGTTACACTGCAACTCTTGCGCGATCTGCCGCTTGGACATATTTTTGGTTTCTTTTTCAAACCATTTCTTATCTCTATCGGGGTGAACGTCCCACAGAAGTGTAGTCATGTGGAAGTCGTTTGTTCCGTTCTCGGCTTCAACGCAGTTTTGATGGAACCAGTTGCCAACACCATTTGGGGTCGAGAGTGCGATGCATCGACCACCCGTTGATAGTGTGGGATATAGGGCGGTCCACAGTTCATCTAAGCGTTCAACGTGGGCGGCCTCATCAATTATTAACAGTGACAATGCTTCAGAACGACCGGCGTCACCGGATGTCGACGAGCTTTTAATCTGGGATCCGTTGCCAAGCTCGAAAGAGGTACGGTTGTCAATTGTGATGTCCGAAATCCTCATCCACTCAGGTAAGTGCTTGATTATCGCTTTGACTTTTTTAACTAGGTTTGTGGCAGTCTGGAGCTTTGTTGCCACGACAAGGATATTTTTGTCGCGATGAAAAAGCATTAGCCATGCTATGTAGGCGGCTGTGATTGTTGAAATGCCAAGCTGGCGCGCTTTGAGGATAACGTTAAAACGATAATCGTTAAAATCTGCAAGAAGATCTTTTTGATAATCAAAAGCCTTAAAGGGAATAAGTCCCTTCTGGGGGTGAGAGATACGACAATAACTTGTAGTAAAATATACCGGGTCTTTGCCGGACTTAACGATCTCTTTTAATATCTCTTTCTTGGTAAGAGCTACCATGGCTAGATCTTCACATTAGAAGGCTTCTTGGCTTTGTCTCTCCCCTGTGAAAGAAAATCACGAATTGTTGAAGCGAGGCGCTCTTCATCAGTGCCTCCATTAACATCTATAACATCCGTTAGTCCGCCGATACGATAGTCACAGTGTGCCTGGCAATCTGTACGGTAGTTGGATATACGCTGAACTAGGATGCTGGCATCACCCTCCTTTGTCAGTGTAAGAGAGTTACCCGTGATAGCTTTGTATTCTTTCTTCAGGAATTTAACGATCTCGTGAATATGGCTTTCGACGTCGTTTTCAAAACCTTTGTCTTGGACATCTTTAATCCTTACCTCTGACTGATATGTAATGCGGAGGATCGGTCCGTGGAACTTAACCCCAAACCCGTCCATGACACGTCGGTCATTAATGTAGTGACCGTCCTGACGCTTGAGTCCGGCGTCACGCGCTTTGCCATCGGCTTGTAGTGACTCTTCGTGGGCGCCATCCCAGGCGCCGTTGGCGGCGGCCTGATTAATTCCCTGAATGATTTCGTATACTGTTGCCATTGTTATTCTTCCTCGTTGGGGCGCCAGCCGGTTGCCCATCTTTCTTCTCGACCGTCGACATACTGTATGTAACACTCGAAGCAAGCTTCAAATTTATTCATATACAAATCATCGCGGCAGCGAAAAGAATATTTGTGACAAACAGGACAGGTCCTATTGTGATCTCTATTAAGTAGTTTTTTGTTTATTAAAAATCCGTCTTGTTCTACTTTGTCTTGGGATTCGGCGAGTTTGGCGAACTTGTGTTGTTCCTCTTGTGACTGGGTTATATAATCTTTTTCTTTATCTTCGTTCCAGAATCTCTTTGGATTATTGATCGCAGAATCGCCGTACTTCTGGGATATGGCCTTCTCCAGCTTGGCGACATATTCTTGCTTATCGCTCATGGTGCAACAATCTCCGTCGATAGTGCAAAGATTCCTAGCGAAGTAAGGGTCCCGATTCCGAAACCCAAAGCTACCATAAAGGGTTCGCGTCCGGGTTTCGTTTTAGTCACCAGATCATACAATCTATCGTTCTCTGCACTCTTGAGGATCATCATTGCCTCGTACTTATCTTTCCAAGAAAGTAATTCTATGTCCTTATAGGAAAGCAGAAGCCCATACTTTTCTTTTTGGACACTCAGTTCATATTCGACTCGGAGTCCGCACTCTGCATCTTTAAAGGTTTTATCTGTAAGAATTTTGGCTGCGGCGTCGAGTGATAACAGCACCCCCTCAAAAGGTACCATGTCCCCAGCCTCAACGGGAAGGACAGTATAATCTGGAAATGTTTCTATCTCTTCAGTATACGCGATCGCCGGCGTGCTTAAAAATGCTGCCAAACAAATTGATAATAACTTCTTAATCATTTTCTATTCCAAATGCTTTAGCCAGTTCTTTGGCGAGCATCTCGGGATCATTATAGCTTTCATCAACAATTCTTTTAAGTTCTGCTTCTTTTTCTTTGTCTAGATCAATACCACGCCTTTTAAATTCTTCTTCTATTTCTGTCTTACGACGGAAATGCTCTTTTAATCTTTCGTTCTTTTCGGAGATCTCTGTGTTGTGAATATGGGCTAACGTTTCCATTTCTTGGTCGTGAGAGTTCCGGCGGGATTCCATTAGGTCTAAGAGCCCAGCCACATAGGCGCCGTTGCGTGTGAGGATACATAAGAGAAATGCCATGACTAATCCTAGCCCCAGGACAATTACCCACCAGCATTTCTTAGCCCAAAGCCAAGCTTTCTTACCCGCAGTTTTCAGTCTCATTAAAGTTATCATTTGTATCCCTTTAGTTTAGCCACCGCATCAATGACGGTCTGTCCGCCGATATAGACGCAAGTGATTATAACCCAGTCGCTGGATGTCAGATCCGCAAACAGCAAAAGACCAGTTGCGGTAGCCCAAGCCAACAATTTTCTAGATATTAACTTCTGTAATCCTTTATCTACTATGTGTCTCATATTTAGCGCCCCCTCACACTAATTAGATTCAGGAGTGCTCTATGTCAAAACAAGTTAGGCTTAAGTTTAAAAAATCGCTAAAGAAAGCGGAGTTTGTTCATGCCGATCTTGAGTACCACGAAGAATTAATCTCTGAAGCCAAGAGGGAATTCTTTGCCAAGGTCGAGGAGATCTTTAATAAACTCAGCCCCGAGGATAAAAAGAAAATTAATGACGTCAAAAAGAAGAAAATAGCAGAACAATCCAAACGAGAAGAGGCTGAGCGTTTCGAGGAGGAGGAGGATGAGGATATAAGAGGGCTCCCGGATAATGAAGAAATGTTATCTACTGATGATCCTGATGGTGGAGGAGATGAGGAATCTACGGCGCGATCGGTAAAATCTTCTGACTTAAGAAAACTCTTTCATGAGATTGCTGATATCTGCCATCCCGACAAAACCGAGGCCAGGGGATTGGCTGAGCGTGAAATCCGAAAGTTAGAAAATGTGTTTAAAGAAGCGCAAGCTGCATACAAGGATGGTAACTGGTATCTTCTATATCTCATCGCTCTGGACCTAGGTATCGAGGTAGAGGACCCTACTGCAGATCAAGTCGAGTGGATAGAAGAGGACATTCAGCACACTCTAAAAAAGATTTCACAAATTGGAACCTTAGTTATCTGGGTATGGTATAACGGGGATGGGCTCATAAAGTTTATGGCTATGCAGAACTATTTTCAACAATCGTTCGGATTTGATCTACACACTTAATCATTGACTTACGTTAGCAAAGCCGCCGGCTTTATCAATCGTTATCTCGGTGTCAACTATATCTTTAAGGGAATCAACGTGAGATATCAGTATCACTGTCTTGAAATACATTTTAATCAACTGAAGCATTCGGATGAATCCCTCCATGTTCTCGGCGTCGAGGGCAGTGCCTGGTTCGTCAAGAATAAAGATGTTTCCCTTTGGTAACGATGAGATCGAAAGAAGCGCGAGTCGCACTCCCATAGCTCCGATAGTTTTCTCTGCACCAGAACCCATCTCAATAGGTCGAGAATCATGTTTGGGATGCTTTAGCAAGACATCTAGTTTTCGCCCATCCTCTTGGAAGAATACTTCAAAGTCAACTATATTTGATAAAATCTTGGCGATCTCCTCATTGATAATTGGGAGGCGCTTTTTGATAATATCATAAGCGATACCATTGGAGTGGGTGCACCGCATGAATAAGTCATAGGATGCATACTCTTCTCTAATGTCGTGGTGTTCTTGTCTCTTGTCGTGTAGCGACTCAACCTTTTGTTCTAATGAACCAATCTGTCGGTGATGATTATTAATCAAGTCCTCCAAGGTAAGGATAGAACTCTGTGAGTTATCAATCGCCTTCTGAACTTCGCCGCGTGAGTCGAGCAGGCTCTCAATATTCCTGATCAGGTCTTTCTTTTCTTCATAAAGATCGATCTTCTTTTGTGTCTCGCCAAGTGTCACGCGGTTCGCTTTGATCTTCGCATAGAGTTTCTCAATCGAAACCTTGTTATCGCGCTTCTCAATTTCAATATTGTTTTTGTTGATGATGGTGGAATTGTAGTTATCAATGACAGCTATCATGTCGTCTGAATTGACTGACACCGTCTTGGTCTTATAGTTTTTGGCGCCCTCTATCTCATTGATAATGTCGATTTTTAAGGAAGGCAGTTTAACAGAAGCTGTATGTGCATCTTTAATGAATTGACACATAGGAAACTGGTCTCCACAGGGTACTTCATCAAGTAGTTCTACTTTCTTATTCAAGCTTTTATACTCGTTGTCCATCAGGCGGGCGCGATTTACTGTATCATCATACTTTTGTTTGAATTCGTCATATTGTTTCTTCTTCTCTAGAAGGTCCTCAATATCAATTGTCGTGAGAAAGTCGTCGTATCCCTTGAGCTTTTCGTTATATCCCACAACCTCTTGCTTCAGTTCAACAATATTAAGGTTTGTCTCTTCAATCTTTCCACCAAGAGTATTCTTCAATTCTAGAAGAGACTTTATATCTAATCTTTCAGCGGGGATGGAATCAATCTGTTCAGTCAAAGCCACGTATTCTAATTGTGCATCGGACAAGCTTTGTCTTTCCGCAGCACAAATATGCACCTCATTATCTAGCTCTTTACGCGCTTCTATACACTGAACTTCTGCAATAGCAATATCATTATCGTAATTAGTCTCTCCAGCGCGGCGAATGAGTCCTTTAAGATCAGCACAATCCTCCTGCGCCAACTTGAACTTTCTCTCAAAGATATCTAAATCCAAGAACTTAGCCAGGATTTCCTTACGTCGAGTGGAACCCTCTTTAATAAACGACAAATTATCGAGTTGACTGGACATAGAAGTCAGCAAGAAGTCTTCGACCGTCCCAAACCTCTTCCGGATATGAGCATCGGTTTCGTTCCGGGTCGTGCCGTTAAGACTCATAGTCTCTCCTACAACAGGATCGACGCCACTGAAATCTAAGTTAGTCCGAGCTTCGTTTGTGACTTCGCCCTTGAGCTTCTTTACATACTTTGTAGAGTCTCTCTCAATTGTATAAATCTTCTCGCCGATCTGGAGTTCTACCAGTCCTCGACAATCTTTCCGGTTCTGATTAATGATATTATAATTCTTGCGCTCGTTCTTGGATGTAGTGTTGAACATCGTATAGAGTAGCCCGTCAATGATACTAGACTTTCCGGAGAAGTTCTTTCCAAAGATCCCCACAATGCCATGGAGGTTTGTAAAATCAATGCTGTTGTCTTCACCATAGTTAAAGAGGTTATCCCACTCAAACCTGTTGATGTTCCAATTCACATTGCGTGTGATCTCTTCAGTCTCTTCAATCTGTGAGTTATACTTACGGTTAAGTTCGTATACCCTCTCGAGCATTTCCTCGCTAGGAGCGTAGTCTGTGAGATACTCACGGATTAGATTTTCTTGCACTCCCTTATCTCGTAAGTTCTCTATTTTGAAGCCAGTGCCGATGTCGACTGTACCTCGCTCGCCGGCGGCACGATTCAAGAAAGCAATGCTCTCTGGTTCGAAACGATGCTTAGCAACCTCAACAGCCTTGCGCATAACATCTAGGGGCAGGTTATTATTACTCACAAGGCGTAATCGTGCGCCGGGTGGAACAGTAGTGCCCCGGGGCATTCGTCCCTTTGGCGTGAGTTCGATTGTGACGAACGGCTTTGGATTTAGCAAAACGTGATGTTTTACTGTAAAGGTGTCCTTATCTTCAATGTCCCAGATCAGGAAGCCCTTGTCATTGGTCTCGCCGTGATTCTGTTGGACAGTTGAGCCGGGGTACCTGACGCGACCTTCGTCATCGAGAATCTGATTCGTCTTATGAATGTCTCCAAGCATCGCAAAGTCGTGACCGGCGAAGAC